GTTCCAGCAGCCCGTCGTGTATCAAGGTCACGATACGTCGCAGCACCAAGTGTGCATCGCACATGTTCTGCCCGCCCATGCCCCAGCCATTGAAATGATTGCTGTGCCGGGCAGGATCACAGAAATTTTTCATGGTCGCATACCAGTGATCGGCTTCGGCATGATTGCCGCCCTGCAGCACGTTTAGGATCTTGGTGGAACCCCAGCGATTGGCCACCCAGTAGTTGTTGTTGTACTCTGTGGCTGACACAGCATCTTGGTAACTGTGGATGCCTGATGCTGCGGCAGCCCGAGGATCACGAAAAGTCCACGTGGGAATGTCCATGGTCATGCCATAGGTAGCAATGCCCATCTGCCAGTCCAGGACCTGACTCCTGCGCCGTTCTGCGTCCTGGTCCTGTGGATCTGCCCAGCGACCGGGCCATACACCCTTGGCGATCTGGAATCCACCCGAGTCTGCCAGTATGATCGAGTTTGGGTCACGATTGCGTATCATGTCCTCTTTGGCATTGAAACGGCCGAGATCTAGGTCAGCATGTCCGGCTGAATACAGGCTCCAGCGATAGGGAAATAGTCCTTGGCTGGGGTTTAACCAGTTCATGGCCTCCATGTCAGGCATGGCCGCAGGCATGCGAGCAGGATCTACATAGGGCTCATAGCGTTGCCGGCCCACGTAGTTGGCATAGAAACTGCTGATGGCCGGCAAAAAGATAGCATAATCGTTTTGCTTGGCAGTGAGATTGTCTTGATCGATCACAGCCTCATGCTTTCCATGGTGATAATCTTGCCTAGGCTGTCTTCAAATGGTTCTGCATCAGTGATAATGTAGGTGCGGTAGTGGTTTCGGTCTTTGACGCGATCATAGTGTCGAAACTGCACGATGCGGCCACCAATGGCGGCCTTGACCGTGATATTGAAGTCGGCCTCACCTTCGTAACTGTCTCTACTGACCAGTTGTGACGGGTCCAGTTTGGCTTCATCAAGTTGGCTGCCCTCACGAGCCAGTCGTGCTATCAATCGTTTGAATGCTTTCATTTTTTAATCCCCATTTGACACGTAACCAGATACGTTCGTGTATGTAATAGTCAATGCTGAGTAAAGCATGTAGAGCAGTGGCGAACCCCGTGGCGTCACTGATATTACCGATAAACAGATAAGTCCACGCTATAGTAAACAGCCAGGCCGTGACACGATAGCTCACAGTCCTGGCCAAGGTTCTTTGTGCAGTTTCGGCGATCACTTGCTCTGGGCTGGCAGGATGTAGTTGTAAACAGCAATGCCCGAATCCACGGTGATCTGTGCTGCACCATCGTCGCTGATCCTCATGGTCTTGTCTCCGGTGAGAGCCAGGATACTCTGTACCTGACTCACTGGCCACGACCAAGTGCGCCGCAGCGTGCCACCAACATCGGGATGGAACACAAAGTTGCCGGCGTGAGTGGAATGGTCGCCAAAATAGAACTTCAGGTGTCCATCTTCGGTACGCGCCTGGAAAGTGGGTTCCTCGGCGTTGGCCTGTGCCTGCATGCGCAGACGTTGGATGGCAGCCACAGTGGGTTCAAACTCCAGGTGCCAGGTAGCACCTTTGAATCGTGCTGTTTTGAGTTTTTCATTGACGATTTCAGCGGCCATGAAACGATAGCTGTTGCGGAAATCGCCAGTGGCATTGCGGAAGTTCACACCGTCGGGTACGCCGGTGTCCTTGCGTGTCAGCACAAGCTCGGCACCTTCGCGATACTCCGGCAGGTTCAGCAGGATCTTGAGTTTGCTGAGATTGGGCATGCCAAAGGTACCAACAAACTCGGGCACAGGATTTTTGAACGATCCTTGCACCACGACCGAAAGGTCTTCGGCCAAGCCACTGATTTCGGTGGCAGTATCATCGCCAATGATCTTGACAAGGTCGATACAGCCCAGATCGTGGGTGTGTTCGACCAGATCCAACAAATAATCTCTCATTGAGTTCTCCTGTAATCGTGATAGTATAGCATGATTTATTTAGATCGAGGTATGATTTTGGCCAAAGTTTGTGCGCCACGCCGGCTGCGCATCTTGCCCGGTCGACGCAGTTCCATCCAGGCACAATCCGCAGCGCCGTGATAGTGGTCCAGGATCTCGTACCCCGATGCTTGTGCAGATTCTCGCACCCATTGTCCTGGGGTATAGCACATAAAGTTGCTTTCGGCCAAGGCCACGTTGTGCGACCAATCACAGTCATTGAACGTAAAAAACACAGTGCCCCCGGGGCGAAGCAGATCAAACCATTCTTGGAGATATCGCGTGATCAGATTCATGGGTCGGAAGTTGAGGAAGTTGTAGGCAAAAATATACCCAAACTGTTCACTGGGCAACTGCCAAAAAATCCGATCCTCGCTGCGATCGTCCACAGCATAGGGACGCATGCGCCGACGATATTCCACCGGAAATCGATCCAGTGCCGGAGCCAATAGGTCCAGCCGCTGATCCACGAGGTACAGCGGATCCAGGGCCACCAGGTGATCGATCCAGCTTTCGCGACCGGGCCTTACCACCAAACCGGGCACTCGCCAATCACAGTAGGCCAGAATACGAGCCTTGATACGATCACGATCCGCATCGTTGGTGTTGAGAGTTCGAGACAAGATATAGTCAGTGGTTTCGCCACGCATGTCGGTGTCCCAGAGGCGTTGGCTACTTTCTAGATACTGTTGTTGTTGGGCGACTATCAGGTCAGACACAGAGTGTCGCAGCTGATCAATGGCTGTGTGGAGCCCTTGCATGCTGTCCTGTAGCACTGCCATGGCACTGTCAGCACGCGAGTTGTTTTTCTTGAATCGAACTCGAGGATCACCGGTGGCAGTGTGCATGACACGAGCCAGGTCCTGGTTCCATCGTGCCAGAACAGAGCTCAGATCCAGCTCGGTCAGACGATTTTGATATGCGACGAGGTCGCTCAACAACGGTGCGGGTTTCACGAAAAGTCAAACAGTGATTGGAAAGTGTTTTCGGTGCTGGTGGCCGAATCGAGATCCCAACCCAGCACACCCAGGAGGTTGTCGATCTTGCCGTCGATCACAGTGCTTTCCATGCCAGCATCATCAAAGGGCAGTTCACGGAACCAAGACGGCAAGTGCAGCTCGTCGGTGGGATAGGCTATGCTGGTCCAGTCCAAGGGATTGGCCCGCAGTTTGCACACAATGACCTTCATGCCATCCACGATCTGCATGGAGTAGTTGTCTGAGTTCATCCTGCGCAAGGTGTTCCAGTTCAAGGCGGCACGCACGTGCCCAGGCATGTTGGCCCGACCTTCGCGTTCTTCTCGTTTGGCGTACTGCGTGAGATTGTTCACGCGCTTGGGCGAACCTTTTTCCCAACCCGGGCGCTCGGCAAAGGCATACTTGAACTCGCGGATCTTTTCTACCACGGCCGCACGTTCGGCACCCTGCAGCACGTCGTCCAAGATCTCGCTGAGAAACTCCTGGATGACCCGGGGGGTGTCTGATCGCTTGAGGTCCAGTCCCATGGCCTTGACTCGGCCGGGTTTACCGTTGACGTCCGTGCGCCGGCCTTCCTTGTCATAGTACAGCACAGCATAGCGTTTCTTGGTGATAAACAATCCCTTGGACGCCACGATTTCTCTACCACCGCGGATCACATCGCCGCGGTCGCGCGGGCAGTGGAATGCACGTTCCATGAACTGCGGAAAGCTGGCGTTGACCTGTTCGGCGATCGAATCATACAGGGCCACTGCAGTTTCTTTCGACCATGACATGGCACCAGATTCCACTTCCGGTCGCACCGCTGGCCAGGCCGAGAAATAGCAGGAATCTGTGTCCCCATAGATGATGGCTTCACCCACATGGTCATAGGTGCCAGTGATGCACTCGTTGACATAGGCATCCATGTGCTGTGCGATGGCCCGGCCTGTGAGCGTGGTCGACTGTCCGATACGTTTGTCGAAAAACCTACAGCCGGGGTTGAGTATGGCACCATAGAGACTGTTGAGATTGATCTTCTTGACCAACTGGCGCTTGTCCCAATACTCCTCGTCCTCCTGGGTGGTACATTCCTTCAGCCGCGCCTGCATTTCCTTACGTTCAGCGTACCAGCGTGCTAACAGGCCAGGGATAATGGCCTCGGTTTCATAGGTAAACACAGTGCCGTTGGCTGTGAGCATCCAGGGCCGGTTGGAGTCAAACACCATGCGCCACACTTCGGCCGCCGAGTGCACTGACTCCTCACCCGAAGCCCAGTCTATAATGATCTCAGTGCCGCGCTGCTGTTCCATCACGGCAGTGTATTCCAAGGTACCAAACAGGCCTTCCCAGGCCGCTGCAAAACTGGCACCGCCGCGCTGTTTTTCACTGATGTACCGGTCAGTCATGACAGGACGCAGTTGTGCCACGATGGTCTCGGGACCCATGTTCAAGGCACGGATGGTCGAGGGATACAGACTGTTGATATCTATTGATCCCACCCAGTCATGCATGCCCTTCTTGGGATAGGCCACATAGGCACCCGCGGCCTGTGTTTCCTCGTCGGTCAGTCGCTCTCGACGTGCAGGCACCACCATGCCGCGTTCGTGTGCTTCATTGATAATGGCCTGTTCGGTCACAGCCACGGCACCCATGGTAGTGGGCAGGAGTACAGTGTTTTCGTGTGCCAGGGTATTGGCCAGATCCAGGAATCGCAGTTTTCGATCTATGGCTGCCAAGAGCTGGACGTCCTGGCGGTTGTACTCGATAAACGTGCGCCAGTTCTGATTGTACAGTTGGTCCAGGGTACCTTCAAACGCTGTTTTTGATCCCAGTTCTTCGTACTCGCCGATGGCATCCAGGCTGTAACTGTGCCGCTCTTCGTAGGTGTACTTTCTATAGAGCTGCATGTAGTCCATGTGCACACGGCCTACCAGATCGAATGTGAGGTTCTCTGCGCCAAAGCGTTCGAATGTACGCTGCTTGGGCAACTGTCCCCAGAGGCAGAAGCGCCTGGTATCGTCCTTGCTCAGCACACGTGTGGTTCGCATCACAGTATAGGGTATGTCATAGCCCTCGGAGTTCCAGCCACTCAGCACATCGGCATCTTCTATGAGATTGAGAAAAGTGTCCAGGAGATCTCGTTCTTCCCAGAAAACAAAACAGTTGGGAAACTCCGCTGCGATTTCTTGTGCCGTGGCCTCGCTCATGTGTCTGGGCGGCCGCACCAGGGTGATCAGTTGATCCAACCAATCCAGATACACAGATATAGCCGTGATGGGGTTGAATGGATCCTCGGGTTTGGAAAATCCGCGCTCGGGGTCAAAGTCTACTTCGATGTCAAAGAATGCAGTGTGCAATCTAGGCGCATCTTGACCGCGATAGTTTTCCTCCAGGCAGCGGAAAACAGGATTGATGTCGCTTTCGTACAGTTGTTTGCCACTCTGTATGCGCAGTTCTTTGCGGAACTCTTTGCTGTTACGGCTAGAGAATCTAGACACCGTAGTGCCATAGATAGACCGAAACTTGCCACGTGGGTCGTCGTAGTAAAATACGTAGGTTGCCGGGTATTCTTCGTAGTAACGCTCGCCGTCGCGACGCCCTACGATGTGAATGCGATCTTTTTCGCGATCAAACAGTGCGTCGATGTAGCTCAAACACAACTCCTTGGCGGTTCGTGGTCCGCCGACCTTTCTTCATGCCCGTAGAGTGGGCGATTCTCGCATGCAATATTTACAGCGTTTTTCCCACTGTGGTCAGGATGGTTTCCAACAGGGCATGATCTTGCTGCTCACGACCAAACTCGGCCTTGTGCGCCAGGCGGATGGCTTTCTTGAGGATCGTGGGCTTGATGCCCAGTTCTTCAGCCACGGCTTTCACAGTGTCAGTCAAGCCACCGTTGAGAGTTTCTACTTCGTGCATGACCTGCATGCCTTCGTTGATGACCTGTGTGAGTTTGGCCCGTTGTTCTGCTGAAAAATTGATGTCGTCCATGACGCCTCCTTTGAATGATACTTCAGAGTATACGCTGACACAGTCACATGGTCAACAAAATTGGTGCTCACTCTGCTCAACAAGGGTAGCGATTCCTGTTGACCGGGCAGCAGCCGCCCACACGGCCCTAAGGCATGTTCATGGTAGGAGGCCAGGGATTCCTAGGCACATCGCGGCCATCATCGTCGGGTCGGACCGGATAAGGATATGGGTGTGTCATCGTTCTTCTACGTAGTCAGCTGACGGATCGCTGGCACCACGACGCCGACGATAGAGATCCACGGCCATCTGGGCATGGTCTAGATTGGGGAACCGAGTGGCCAGACTGCGTCCGCCGCGACGCACTTCAAACCCTCTCAGTTGATCGCCATGGATTTCCAGTATCGTTCCATCTTCCAAGGCAATGCTTTTCACTGCCACGGATTCTGGCATCACAGGATTCTGCACAGGAGCAGGTGGAGGCACAGACATGGTGTCCACGGCAGTGGGATCCTCGTCCATGGTTTTGTCATCTTTTGGCCGGAGTGCTCGA